GGCCATGAGGGAGATGCCCCATGTCTAAGTCGAACCTCCTCTCCACCCTACTCTTGCGCGCCATTGGCGTCGGGGTGGGCCCCGTCGCCGAGTACATCATTCTGCTAATCTGGTTCCTCATCGGGGCCTTCACGGCTGCCGGGTTCTATGGCTGGTCGTAAGCCGCTCCCCAGCAAGCTCAAGGTGCTCAAGGGCACCGATCAGCCGTGTAGGATGAATCCCCACGAGCCGAGCCTTGCAGCCGTGGTGCCCGATGCACCTGCGTTCCTCGGAACAATTGCGCGTGACGAATGGAACCGTAAGGCCCCTCTGCTTGCCCGCATGGGGGTACTTACGGAAGGAGATGACGCAGCGTTGGCGGCATACTGCCAAGCATACGAGCGTTTTGTTGAGGCCGAAGGCAAGATCCGCCAGTCCGGCCTGCTCATCAAGACTTCTAGCGGCAACGTTATTCAGAACCCACTGGTAGGAGTAGCCAACAGGGCCATGGAGCTCATGCACAGGTTCATGACCGAATTTGGCCTGACGCCTTCGAGCCGGACACGCATTGCGGCTCACCCCGCCAAACAGCAAGAATCCGAATGGGCAGGCTTCGGAGGCGCATGATGGCAAACCAAAACTACCCCATGGCCAGCCTCGCTGCCCGTTATGCCCGTGAGGTTCTGCGCGGAGTTGCTCCTTCCTGCGTGTATGTTCGGCAAGCTTGCCAGCGGCACATTGATGATATGGAGCGGTCCCGTGACAAGAACTACCCGTATGTGTGGGACAAGGCTGCAGCGGAGAAGGTCTGCCGCTTTGCGTCTAACATGGTGCATGTGAAAGGCCGTGAATGGGCTGGCAAGAAGATCACATTGCAGCCGTGGCAGTGCTTTATCCTCGCATGTGCCTTCGGGTGGGTGCGCAAAAGCGATGGCTTGCGCCGATATCGCGAGATCTACGCGGAGATCCCCAGAAAATCAGGCAAATCCATCCTCGGTGCGTGCATTGGCCTGTACATGTTCTCTGCGGATGGTGAGCCGGGGGCTGAAGTCTACTCGGGCGCAACCAGCGAGAAACAAGCATGGGAAGTATTCGGGCCAGCACGCCAGATGTGCCTTAAAAACCCAGCCTTCGCTGCGCACTTCGGCATCCATGTGGGAGCCAAGAACCTCCATATTCTTCAGAATGCCAGCAAGTTCGAGCCAGTCATTGGCAAGCCCGGTGATGGTGCCTCACCTCACTGCGCCATTGTCGACGAATACCACGAACATCCGACCCCGGATCTGTACGATACCATGCTGACCGGTATGGGAGCACGTTCCCAACCCATGCTCGTGGTCATTACTACGGCGGGAGTCGACACATCGGCTCCGTGTTTCGCGAAGCGGGACGAGGCCGTCAAAGTCCTGCAGGGGACACTGGAGAACGACCAGCTCTTCACCATCATCTTTACCATCGACGAGGCGGATGACTGGACGATGTGGACCGCTTGGGAAAAGGCCAACCCCAATCTTGGTATCTCCCTCTACGCAGACTTTCTTGCGGCCAGACGTAAGGAAGCCATCCAGATTGCCTCACGGCAGAACATCATCAAGTGCAAGCACCTTAACGTCTGGGCCAACGCAGGCTCTGCATGGATCAACATGGTCGCCTGGAATGCCTGCCGTGCCGATGTAATGCTGGATGATTTCGCTGGAGAATCCTGCTGGGTGGGTGTCGACCTTGCATCCAAGATTGACCTCACCGCCATGATGCTCCTCTTCCGCCGTGGCAACGAGTGCTACCTCTTCGGTAGGTACTACCTCCCCGAAGAGACAGTTCAGCTGCCTGAAAACACGCATTACCAGCGATGGGTTGCGGAAGGCTTACTGGTGGCCACGCCCGGAGCCCGCACTGACTACCGGTACCTGATGGACGATCTGCTTGCCTTCGCTGAACAGTTCTCAATCAAGGAGTTGGCCTACGACCCTCGCGAAGCGGAAATGCTCATGCAGGAAATCAGGGAACAGGTGGCCTTCCCCTGCATTGAGATCAATCAGTCCCCTGCCTGCATATCGGAGCCCATGAAAGAGTTTGAGGCCCTCTATCTGTCGGGCAAGCTGCATCACGATGGCGATCCCGTCCTGAACTGGCAGGCCTCCAACGTTGTTCTGCGGTCTACCAAGACCAAAGCATACTACCCCAGCAAGGAACGACCCGAGAATAAGATCGATGGCATAGTTGCCGCCATCATGGCCTTGTCACGAGCCATGCTGCACATGGATCAGCCCTTTGTGGGCTTGGAGGAATGGGAATGAACTTCCTCTCCTGGTTTCGTGAACGCAAAAGCAGCCCCCGCCCTTTGACTATTGAAGATCTGCTGGCGGACGGATTCTACACGGGATCGGCCAAAAGCGGTGTCGCCGTGACGTGGAAGACAGCCCTGCAAGCCGCAACAGCTCTGGCTTGCGCCAGAGTCATTGCCGAAGGGCTTGCCCAAGTCCCCCTAAAGCTCTTTGAGTCTCAAAACCAAGTACGCACTCCGGCCACGGGCCATCCCCTGTACTCGCTACTCCACGACAGCCCTAACGAGTGGCAGACCAGCTTCGAATTCATTGAGCAGATTGCCTTGCATCTCGTGCTGTGCGGTAACGCCTTTGTCTTTGTGAACCGCCCCCTGGGTCGAGTAGCCGAATTACTGCCCTATGAGCCGCAGCAGGTCATCGTAAAGCGTGAGGGGTATGCGCTCTCCTACGACATCACCATCGAAAACGGCCAACGCCTGAATGTACCGGCTTCGGACATGTGGCATCTACGCGGGCCATCGTGGAACGGGTGGATGGGGCTAGAGAGTGTCCGACTGGCCCGTGAAGCCATCGGACTTGCGCTTGCCACAGAAGAGCACGGTGCTCGCTTGTTCGCTAACGGGGCAACGGTTGGCGGTATTCTCTCCACCGAGCAAACCCTCAACGAGGAACAACGCCAAGCCCTCCGTAAATCGTGGGAGGCACGGCACACCGGTGGTGGAAACGCTTTCAAAACCGCTGTTCTCTGGGGTGGGATGAAATTCACGCCCATGACCGCCCCCAACGACCAGGCTCAGTTCCTTGAAACCCGTAAATTCCAAGTTGAAGAGATTTGCAGGGCATTCCGGGTGCTCCCCATCATGGTGGGGTATTCGGACAAGACTGCGACCTACGCCAGCGCCGAGCAGATGTTCCTCGCACATGTCGTCCATACGCTGGGCCCGTGGTGCCGCCGCATTGAGGCAAGCATCGCACACAACCTGTTGACTGAAGAGGAACGTCAGCAGGGCTACTACGCGAAATTCATGCTCAATGGGCTTCTGCGGGGTGCCGCCAAGGACAGGGCCGAGTTCTATGCCCGTCTATACGGCATCGGCGCACTGAACCCCAACGAGATCCGTGAACTGGAGGATATGAACCCATATGACGGAGGTGAACACTACCGCGTGCCCTTGAACATGACTGACCCCACTTCACCCGCTGGCCAGGAGGCACCGCATGCAACGGCTGAACTGTAACCTCCTTGAGCTCAAGTTCGCAGCAGCCGGTGAACTCGCAGACGACATGACGTTCACTGGCTACGGAGCAGTCTTCGGCAACAAAGACGCTTATGGTGATGTCATCCAGCCAGGAGCCTTTGCCACGCACCTGCTGGCCATCAAATCAGGAGAGGCACCCTGGCCAGTCATGCTGTTACAGCACGGCGGGCTTGGCCTCGGTTCCGAAGATATGACTCCCATCGGAGTCTGGCTGGATCTGACCGAGGATTCCGTGGGACTGCGGGTCACGGGCAGACTGGCAGATACGCCGCGTGGAAGGGAAGTCTACACCCTGATGAAGATGCAACCCCGACCTGCCATTGACGGCCTCTCCATCGGCTACATAGCCAAGGACTGGCAAACCGGCAGCAAGGCCGGAGAGCCCCGCCGGAAACTCCATCACATTGAGCTGGTGGAGATCAGCCCTGTAACGTTCCCTGCCAACAGCAGAGCGCGTGTAACAGGCATCAAAGGCGAGGCGGCAAGCCCAAGCATTCGAGTATTGGAGCAGGCCCTGCGTGAGGCAGGGTGCTCCCGGACACAGGCAAAAGCCATCCTTGCGGGTGGCTACAAGACCATGCCTCTGCGGGATGCCGAGGAAGGTGCTTTCGAAGAACTGACCGCACTATTGCGGCGGAACATCGACGCCCTTTCGGCGACCGGAGCAGATCATGGAAACCATCATCAGAGACCTGCTGGAACAGCAGGGTAAGGCATTCGAAGACTTCAAGAAGGCGAACGATGCTCGCCTGAACGCCATGGCCGAAGGAAAGGCCGTATCGGAATTGGAAAGCAAGGTCGACAAGGCAGGTGCGGAACTGGACCGTGTTGCCAAGACCCTCGACGAACTGGCCAAGAAGGCCAACCGCCCCTCTACGGGCAACGATGAACAAGCCCAGATTGATGCTGAACATAAAACAGCATGGGAACGCTGGGCCCGCAAAGGTGACGATCACGGCCTTGCCGACATCGAAGCCAAATCCATCAGCGTGGGGACACCTGCCGATGGCGGCTACGCGCTGCCCATTGAACAGGACCGTACCATACTCCGGCTTCTGCGTGAACAATCCCCCATGCGGCAAGTATGCCGCGTCCTCACCATCGGCACCGAAGACTACCGCAAGCTGGTTAACCTTGGTGGAACGGGCTCCGGCTGGGTAGGTGAAAAGGCGGCACGACCGGAAACCGGCACCCCCACACTGGCAGAGATCAAGCCCTTCATGGGGGAGGTGTACGCTAACCCTGCCGTTACGCAGAAAGCCCTGGATGATCTGCTCTTCAATGTGGAGGCGGAGCTCTCTGCAGACATCGTCACAGAGTTTGCCGAACAGGAAGGCAGTGCATTCCTGAGTGGTGATGGCACCAACAAACCCAAAGGACTGCTTGCCTACCCGCAGGCTGCCACCGCTGATGGCACCCGTGCCTTCGGGACTCTGCAGTTCCTCATCACGGGCGTGGCCGGAGGTTTCAAGTCTCCCTCCACCACCGTTCATCCCGCCGATGACCTTGTGGACCTCATCTACGCCCTCAAGAAAGGCCATAGAGCTGGGGCAACGTTCATGATGAACGGCAAGACCCTCTCGACCCTACGCAAATGGAAGGACGCAGAAGGCAACTACATCTGGCAACCAGGCATCCAGGCAGGGCAACCGTCCGTTCTCCTCGGATACTCCGTAACAGAGAACGAGGACATGCCGGATGTCGGTGCTGGTGCTATCCCCATCGCCTTTGGCAACTTCCAGCGTGCCTACTGGATCATTGACCGTATCGGCATCAGGAGCCTTCGGGATCCCTTCACCAACAAGCCCTACGTGCACTTCTACACCACGAAGCGCGTAGGCGGCATGTTGGTCGATTCGGAAGCCGTGAAGCTGCTCAAGCTGGCAGCAGCGTAACCACATACCGGGGGTGGCTTACGCCCCCGGACGTGGAGGACTCCCATGCCCACAATCACACTCACCGCACCATTCAGGTTCTGGCGTAACGGTTGCTGGCCCGAAGACTATCCGGCTGGCGAGGTCGAGGTGGATGAGGAGGTGGCAAGCCAAGCCATCGCTGCTGGCGTTGCCAAGGTCAGCAAGGCAGAAACCAAGCCCGAACGCCGGAGGCAGTCATGATTATCCGCTGCGCTGTTCCCGCTGCTTTCGATCCCATCTCGCTGGATGAAGTGAAAGTGCATTGCCGCATCGACTCGGACCATGAAGACCTCTTGCTACTCGGTCTCATCGCCGCAGCATGTCGCCACGGCGAGGCTCTGACGCGACGGGTATTCTGCCGCTCACTGTGGGAGATGACCATCAATGGACCCATCGCTGGTGCTCTCCTCATTCCGTTGGCCCCATGCACCGACTGCATCTCCGTGCATGTGGACGATCTTATTGTGTCACCAGCCCATTACAGTTTGTGTCCTTCAGCCCTGACACCAATGGAGTTCCCCATGCGGGGCATATTGACCCTGCATGAGGGCTTTCCAGAAGGCGAGTCTGTGCGTGTCACCGTGCACGCTGGCTGGGCTGCGGAGACACTGCCCGACGACATCAAGGCATGGCTCCGGGTCAGGGTGGCATCGCTCTACGAACAACGAGAGAACCACATTGTAGGCGTTGGAATCACCCACATGCCGCGTTCCTTCGTGGATAGCCTGCTCGATCCCTACATCGTACCGGAGGGGTTCTGACCATGCGCGCGGGCCGACTCCGCCACCGCATCGTCCTTCAGGCGTTTGTGGTCACTGTGGATGCCTGGGGGACACCGATACAGGCATGGACAGATATGGCCTCGCTGTGGGCCAGTATCGAAGCACTGCATGGCCGAGAGTTCTTTGCTGCCGCCCAAGTGCAATCCGAGGTGACCCACAAAGTGAGGATCCGCCACCGCGATGGGATCACCCCCGCCATGCGCATTCTTCATGGCGAACGAACACTGCAGATAGAGGCCATACTCCCCGACGTACGAGGGAGTGAGCTGGTCCTCATGTGCAAGGAGAGCAGCAATGACGCAGGAAACTAACGTGCGTGTGGAGCTGCCCCTGGAAGGCATCGAAGCTGAAGTGCGTGTTGCGTTCGATTGGCTGTTGGGCAGGAGGACCACCGGCTCAGGGGGACGAAATACCTCTGGCTTTACCGGGAGGAGAACCTGCCGGACAAGTATCGACCAACCCTAGAGGTTCTGAAGGCATCGAACCTCAAGGTGGCCAAGGCCTGGGCCATGAAGGAGAGCCTGAATGACGTCTGGAAATACCTGAGCATGGGCTGGGCAAGGCGCTTCGTGAAGCGATGGCTGATCTGGGTGAACAAGTCGGGCCTAGTCCCGATGCGCAAGGTTGGAGGTCTGATTCAGAGACACATGGAGAACATTCTGACCTTCTGTCGCCACAGGATCACAAACGGCGTGGCTGAAGGGCTAAACAGCAAGATCATGGCCATCAAGCGCAAGGCCTGCGGCTACAGGAACCGGGATCATTTCAAGACCGCCATCTACTTCTTCTGCGGCGGTTTGGACCTCTACCCGGTCAGTTCGTGACACACGAACTACCCACGGAAAACCCGCAAACCCTCCGGTGAGAATGTCGAGCCAGCCCATCACGCCCGCCCAAGGGCCATTTCGCAGCCCCGGCCCACCGTCGCGGAGTCGTAGGGGTGCTGCCCGTTCTCGTGCCTGATGATGCAGGCCACCAGCGCAGGCAGCACACCTGCCACGTCCACGGCGTCGTCGGGTCGCACGCCAAGCCTGTCGGCCACGTGCATGACGTAGGCGTCGGTGTCGTTCTCGGAAGGTGGTGCCCAGCGCGTGATGATCTGGCGTATGGTCTTGAGACCGTGCTTGCGCTGGTAGTTCAGCAGAGTGACGCCCATGGCACGGATGCCGTACTCAGGGGTCGAGAAGGTGCAGAAGTCGGGGTCTGGCTGCTCCGGCGTCAGTCCCTTCCACGAGTCGCCGTGTCGGATGTTGCCGGGGTTGTTGTTCCTGATACCTCTGGGGATTCGCTGGATGGCCATGCGCACTGCTCCGCGTTGTCCCCTCCGACGCGGGAGGCCGCCGCCCGGCCCACCCGGTAAGTGACCTCCCACGCACTGCCTTGGCGCATCTGAGGGGAGGACTCCGATACGCGAACACCCTACCCCCTGCTTTTCTGCCAATCCGTCAGGGGATAGGCAGGGCACGCCTACAGCTACTTGACAGGGTTCGACCGCCCGCCTAGTTTAACGGAGAACAGTAGATGCAAAACGGTAAACGCAGGACGGTAGATGATAGCGCCATTCCGCTGTAAAGAGACCCGCAGCCTTTTCGACGGCGGCACAAGCCGTCGCTTTCAGGCGTTCTCCGCAGTGGCCCTGCGCAAGCTCGACATGCTCGATGCGGCGGTAAGCCTGGACGACCTGCGCATTCCCCCCGCGAACCGGCTCGAAGCCCTCAAGGGCGACAGGCAGGGGCAACACAGCATCCGCATCAACGACCAGTGGCGTGTGTGTTTTGTCTGGCGCGATGGCGCACCGCATGACGTGGAAATCGTCGACTACCACTAGGAGGCCCCCATGCGCATTCGCACCCACCCGGGCGAAGTCCTGAACGAAGAGTTCCTCAAGCCGCTTGGCGTCACCGCCCATGCTCTGGCAGTGGCCCTTGGCGTGCCGGCCACCCGCATCGCAGACATCGTGCACCAGCGGCGCGGCGTCTCTGCGGATACGGCAGCCCGCCTCGCGCGCTTCTTCGGCACCAGTGCAGCATTCTGGATGAACCTTCAATCGGCCTATGACCTTTCCATCGTCGAGCGCGACAAGGGGGCCGACCTCTCGCACATCCGCCCGCACGCCAGCGTGGGCACCTCCCTCTCGTGCTGAGGCATCTCTTCCACGCCCTCTGCTGACGCCGCGTGCTGGCACTCCCGACGCCCGCCTTTCCCCTGTTCCAATGCCCCGTCTCCACGGGGCTTTTCTTCACTCGCCCTCATCCCCCTGCATTTCCATTTTGCACGCAATCTATCGTAGCAATCTGTAATAATTGAAATAAAACCGCAGAAAAATTGGGTTCCTCGACGCGAGACGTGGAAATCAGCTTTCTTGACTCTCCTTCCTGACGCATCGTAGCCTTTCCTTTTGCCCAGGAGGGAAGGAGC